CCACGCGCAATTCCCCCGTTATTTGGCCGACCTCGCTCGCGTACCATCGTGCCACCATCTCACCATCAACTAGCTCAACCTCACCCCTTGCATCCCCGTGATTTAATTCACCCCCAGCCTTATCGTCGCCGACTGCCTCGCTCTGCATCGGTATGCTCTGCTCATCAACGGGTGGCGGGTCTTGCGTATTCATGGCGTCAATCAGCTCATCCGTATCCAGTCGGTGATCGTAGATAATGCGGTAGACCGTGCTGTAGATGTGTTTCCACTTTGGGTGGCTCTTGTGCGCCGATACCTTCTCGACATAACCCAATTCAGCCGCCCGTATCATCGCTGCTTGCACTTGCCTATACGACGTGTTGACCGTCTCTGCGATTGTCTTGAGTGCGGGCCATGCGAAGCCTTGATTGTTAGCGTATGCACAGACAGCTAGCAGTATGTGCAGTTGCTTCTCTGTCAGCCCGATTGCGCCCTTCTTGCCACCGTGTTTCTTGCTGACGAACTTGGCATCCCAAATCGCCCTCGTCGGTACATACGTGTAAATGCTCGGTGGCCCACCATTCTTTCTCCCAATGGAATGCGGAAGCCCCTTTAAATCCTCTACGGGCGTCGCTGGTGGCTCTTGGCCCTCTTTTGGGCCCGATGGCACCCTATTCGCTTTGTTCTGCATTTATATCGCCCCCTAGCGACTTCTGACACGATTGGCTTCCAAGTAGCTCCTTAAACCCCGCCAACACCTTGGCGCGCTCTTCCGCACTCTCGGCCTTTCTGCTTGGCAAAGGTGCAGTCTGTTTGATCAGCGTGAGCTTGTTCATCGCTGCCCGTGTTCGCTGGTAGCCGATGTCTGCATTGATGTGCTTCATAAACGTGCCCACTCTCGGCGGAGTTTTATACTCATACGTCTCCGCCACTCGTCTCACAGCCCTCTCCAGCACGTCAGCCGGGTACTCTTGCAGTCGTTCGACATACTCCCGCAAGATCACCTCGTCCTCTGGCAGATTGATCAGCTTGGCAGCGTCAGCCAAGATCGTCATCGCTCCGGTCCATCCCGCCGCCATTAGCGAGCGCTGTAATTGCGCCTCGACTTGGCTGATCATCTCGTCGGTCGCCCATGTCGGGCGATGCGTCTCGTTGGCGAAAGTAAGTAGCCGCCTTCTCAAAGGCGGTGGCAGTGCGTCCAATGCGCTCGGCATCGGCTGACTGCTCGGCAATGTGGGTGTGTTCATCTGTCCACCTTTCCTGCGATAGCCACGTTGAGGGATTGCATGTGAATTTCGGATCGGGGTTATATCGAGCGAGCCCCGCCATGATCTCGTCATGGCTGACCTTCTTCACCGCTCGACCATACGCTGTCTTGGCAGCGCCCTTGGCGACCTTCTTGGGGTACTGGGACCAGAAGTCGTCAAATCGATCTATATTTAATAATGGTTCTTTAACGGTTCTATAAGGGATTGGGTGACGTTTGCGACACCCTTTTTTACCGTCAGCGTCACCCTTATTACCATAAACGTCACCCTTATTACCGTTTGCGTCACCCTTATCGAACTCGTTTTCCGCAATTGGATTCGACGGCAATGCGATGCGATATTCGTTTGTATTGCCCGGCCCCATCCCACCAGACATCCGCACCAACTCACCAGACTCAATCAACCGGTTTATGTTCGCCATTACCCGGCGTCTACTGACCCGTGCATACCGTGCCAAGCGATCTAGTGAAGGCCACGCAGTACCCGTGCTTTCGTTCATGTGATCAGCAATTGCCAGCATCAACACCAACGCAGTCCCAGTCGCCTCTGACTTCTCCCACACCTCTGCTATCGCTTTAACACTCATTCTCCATTGACCTCCACGATTGCATCATGGATCGCCACGCCAATCGCCTTGCAGATGCCGTCAATGTCGGTGTCTTCATGTCGCTGCGAGGTGCTGACCCACACACCGACCACCTTGCCAAGCAGATCAAACTCGACATGAGTAAAGAGCGACCCAAACTTGCTGTCGATCTTCGTCGTCGTGGTCAGCGTGCGGCTCATCGCTTCATCGCCTCGAAACGCTGATACCGCTCATATTCCAGCTCTGCCATTTTAGCGCAGCTCGGGCACGCATCATCACCGCCAATCGTGTACTCGGAATAGTCAGCGGTATACTCATTGACGGCGACAATGACCTCCGGGCGGTAAATCATTCCCGCACCTCTGCATCGAGGGCAGATAACGTAATCATCACGGCATTCTGCACGTTCTCGCGATCCCACATTGCGGTCCATTTGTGTATGCATCTGTCGTCCTCAAGGATACCGAAATGCTCCAGCCAATCGCCGACCGGCTTGAGCAAGTTGTCCAGATCGCGACGACGCTTGTCCGGTGGTGCTGCTCGCAACTCGGCATGTACCGGCTCGACTATTGGCAAGCCGCTGTACTGCGCCGTGAGCGATGCTTGTGTCAGCCACGACTTGTAGACCGCCGTGCGGTAGACGCCTCGGCTGGTGTATCTCCACAAGCGATTGGTGCTTGGTGGGTACGGCAACAGAAATGTGACGGGTGTCATACTCGGACATATCGCGCCGCTTTTTTGAATGCGGTGATCCGGGCCGTGCTGTCACCTTCCCGCGCTTCCAGTCCTATAGTGCATAACTCGGACACCAGCGATGACATCGACCGACGTTGCGCCGCCGCCACCATCTTGAGCGAGGCCGCTAATTCACTCGGCAGCACCAAAGTCGTCTTATGTGTTTGCATTGCCCGTCACCATAATTATGTCGATATGACACATTACGACTATTGACAGCGTTACGAATAGTGACATATAGGTAGAACAAGACACACACAAACGAACAACAAGGGAGAAGACGATGACCGACAAAATAGTCAACCAAGAGACCATCAAAGCAGCCCGCGAGCGGACCACCGCCTACCTTGCGTCGCTATCCGTAAATGATTTCGTAGGTTCTACCGAGACCATCCAGCCCAATGAAATGAAGATCGGCGACCACATGATGCAGCATGGTTGCGTGTACAAAATTGACGAAATACGAATTTTCCAACATCGCGGCGATGACATTCCCGTCTATGTGGCGCTAGGCACATATGTCAGCGGGTCCATTCAGATGTATAAAATGTTTCTTGCTAGCACTCAAAACGGCTGCGCTCGTGATTACCGCACGTCTCAACAAGGTAACGCGCGGGCACGCTGGACTCGCGTCACTAAACAAATGGGAGACGACTAATGAAACGCATAGTCGCGATGGAATTGACTGTCGAGCAAGCTGCCAAGATTTACGATTTGCTTGGCATGGGGTTCATGGATGCAGAGCGAGGGCAACTTTATGACCAAAGCGAAGAGGCATGTGCTGCTCGCGCGGTGACCATAGTCCGGGAAAGCCTCACGCATTCATTCGGGGGCGCTCTCCATGACACCGCGTAATCCCAAAAGCACCACGGCACGCATCTACTGCCGGGTGTCGACCCAGAAGCAAGGGCACAGCGGGCTCGGTCTTGAGGCACAAGAAGAGATCGGGCGCGCAAAAGCTAGCGAGCTTGGACTTACGGTCGTTGAGGTCGTCGTCGAGGTGGAGTCCGGTCGCAAGTCCCGCACCGGTCGCCCGGCTCTACGCAAGGCAACCGCAGACTGTAAGATAGATGGCAGCGTCTTGATCATCGCAAAACTCGACCGGCTGTCGCGCAATTTCAACTTTATGATCAAAGTGACCGAAGCGGCAGAACGTGACGGCATCGGGATCGTCGCGTGTGACGTGCCCGACCTTAGTAATCCGTCAACCAGCAAATTTCTGTGGCGCATCCTTGCTGCCGTCGCGGAGCTGGAAGCCGACCAAACAAGTGAGCGCACAAAGGTTGCATTGAAAGCCGCACGCAAGCGGGGTGTCACACTCGGCAATCCACAGTCGGAAAAGAGCAGCAAGATTGCTCGCAAGCGATTTGTGCATGACACGATCAAGTACGCTCACGACACCGTCATGCCACGGGTTGAGGAAATCCATAAGCTCGGTGTCTTCTCGTTGCGCGGCATAGCGCGTGAGCTTAACGCTCGGCATGTCCCGACTTATCAAGCGCATCTTATGGACATGGAGGTCTCGACACGCGATCCGGCAAAGCCGCGCCCGTTGTGGTCAGCCGAGACCGTTAAGCGTGCGATTGCCAACGCGCAAAAGCCGATACCCAAAATAAACATCAAAGCGAAATAGGAGGAAATTATGAATCTGTCAGAACACGTCACCCGCATGCAAAAATCAATAGAAAAGCGCCGCAAGATTTACGAGATATGCAATGCGCGATTTTCTGTGAATCCGTTTATCTTTTTGTGGCGCAGCCGCTACCGGGCAATTTATTTGTTTTCCATGATGGGTCTCTGGTTACAAGAGCATCCGCGCTCTCTGGCTTACGGCGCTACAATTACAAAATGGCGCGACACGCATACAACGGTGGGCGGCGTTGTTACTCGGAACATCATAGCAGCGGGCGCACAACGCGAATATTTTACGCGCGCCGAGATTGAGGTCGCTGTCGGCAATGCCGCAAAATCAACCGCTGTTAAGGCAGTTATACGAACCGGCGTCGAGTATGGGTTGTTAATTAAATCGAACGGCGACCGCTATTCATTGACGGCGCTATGCAAAGAAGAGGCGTTTGATCGCGTCATTTTTAAGATATTGACGCCCGTCATCATCGAATTTTGTGAGTATGTGGTCATGTGGAATCAAATGCAAAAAACGGCGCAGCATGTCGGCGAGTTGGAGCGATCCGGTGGCATTGGCGCAGGAAATTATCGATCTTTGTCCGAGGAAATGTTTTACGGCACATATGACGACGACGTGTTTGGCGATATCGGTCGCCCAGCGACCGATAGCGGTCGGCCAGCGACCGATGCCAGTCGCTCAGCGACCGATGCCAGTTGTTGAGCGACCGATATCGGGCGAACAAAGACCGCGACAGAGTGGAATATCATGTTAAATTTGGAACAAGGGCAGAGCGAATGGAAGACGCTATGAGAACGCCACGGGGATTAGATCGGATAAAAGCCGCCGAGTATATCGGCGCAAGTCCGTCGAGCTTCGACAAGCTCGTCGCACAAGGCAGTTTGCCCCAGCCGAAACGGGTTAGCTTAAAAAGATACGTGTGGGATCGGCGCGAACTAGACCGCGCGTTTGATAAGCTGCCGACACGCAAGACTGGGGGGGATTGGTAATGCCGCGCAAACCAAAACGCCCCCGCTTGCCAAATCTACTGCACCTCCAACCGGTATTAAGTAAAGGCAAATGGTATGTCTATGTCCGATACCACGGTAACGGCAAATGCTATAGGATCACCGCAGATTACGTCACAGAGACCAATGCCTTTATAGAGCAGTATAAGGACGCTGTAGCACAGTTGGAGCGCATGCCGGTCGTATCAGTCGCGTCGGATTTGGACACGTTGAGCGGACTCTATGCCGTGTTCAAGAAGTCAGCCAAATTTGCCAGCTACAAAGAGGGCACTATCAAAAGCAAGACCGGTCGACTTGACCGACTCATGGTTGAGCATGGCTGGAAACGATACGCACAACTCAACAACAACACCATGCAAGACATCCACGACGGGTGGGCGCAGACGAATGGCACAGAGCAAGCAAAGAAATTTTTGAGTGACTTGTCTCCGCTCTTCGATCTCGCAATACAGCGCGGATATGTCTCAAAAGACTGGGTCAATCCATGCCTCAATATCACACGGCAAAAAGCTAAAAATGCCCAAGGCTTTCGCGTCTGGGAGCCGCAACATTTACAGCAATTTGAACAGCACCATGCTATCGGTGGAATGCCACGCCTCGCATATGAGCTAATGTTTTGGACTGGGGCAGCGGCGGTCGATGCTTATCAAATTGGACCGCAACACATCCGGCGCGATACGAACGGTGCGGCGCGAGTATATTTCGACCGGCAAAAAACCGGCGCACCTATCAATGTGCCATTCCACCCCAATCTACAGCACGCAATTGAGCAGACCGAGATTGGCGATATGGTGTACCTTCTCACAACACGGGGCACACCATTTCGATCAGCCAAAAGCTTCTCGCAGTGGTTTACGGACATGGTGAAGCAAGCGGGTCTACCGCATGGGCGACCGCCGGTCGGATTATCTGCCCACGGTCTACGCAAAGCTGGTGCGACTGCGATGGCGGAAGACGGTGCCAGCGATCACGAATTGATGGCGTTCTATGGGTGGAAAAAAGCTGAGACCTCACGCATCTACACGCAAAAAGCTAACAACGCTGTGATGGCAACTAATGCATCCGCGAGGTTGAGGAAGTGAACGAAATAAGTACAATTTTTGCAAACTTTATGTTAGAGCTTTGCAAACAAACCGCAGAAACGAGAGTGTTTAACGGTTTTGGGGATAGAATGGCGCCCTCGGCAGAGGTGCCAATAACGACGCAAGCTATTGATTTCGTTAATAAGTCAAAAATAGTTTGCAACCAAGTAATACCCCTCAATACCCATGAATACTCCCGTATTTGCAAACCCAACGGGAGAAGAACGATATGTTAAAAACGATATTCGAGGGCGTCGTGTTCGCCTTCGCCCTATCCACGATCTGCGCCGTGTTTATAATTTTGGATGGCGTGATCAAATGAAGCTGTCGAGAACCGGATACGAAACCGGCGGAAGCGACACGCCGATCATCACACCCATTGATGGCGTGTATTTGTGCCCGTTTGGTTTAACGCCAAACGACATGCTCCAGCGTCATCGAGACGCGCTTGCTGGCACGTCTGAAGATCGCGCCACGCCTATTATGAAGCGTGGCAACTACTTCCAAGCGGGTGCGCTGGAATGGTTCAATGACGACTTCGGAGCGAAGGTCGTCGAGCCCACCAAGGGTTACCGGAATGAATACTGTAACCTCGTCGCATCGCTTGACGGCGTCTTTATAGAAGACTGGCAGCACGGCAATCACATGATCCCTGCGGGCAGTGTGTGGGAGTGCAAGCTCCCCCGCTTCCCAGCGCAGCGCGTGGACGGCATCGAGAGAGTTTTGCAAGTGCAGTCACAGATCGATTGCGCGAATGTCGAGTGGGGTGTCATCGCAGAGCTGGCGCAATCAGATTGCATCTGGCGCGTTGAAGTCATCCCGCGCCACCAGCCGACCATCGACGCGATCCGCGAGGCGGTGGACGTGTTCTGGCTACACATGGAAGACGGCACAGACTACGGGCCGCAGACCTCTAGCGAGGCAAGCCGCATGCTGCTTGGCAACCGCATGCCCGACCGTCTTGATCTGACCGACACGCCGTCGACCGACATCATGTGCGAGGCTCGGCAGAATCTCATCGACGCCAGCGAGACCTACCTCTCCGCGCGCTCAACCAAAGCGAATTGTGAGCGCATGATGGAGGACTGCGCGATGACCATGAAGACGGTCATGGCTGACGTTGAGCGGGTCAAATTACCCGGCGACATTCAGATCAACCACACATCAAACGACAGTGACCGGCGTCGATTCTCGGTGATGGAGGGCAAGCGATGAACGATTTCCGAAAATGGTGCGACGACATGGAACGTCGCTATGACGTGATGCCCCGCTGGTACTGGGATGAGGCCAAGCGTCGAGCCGCTTTTGAGACAGCGATCAACACAAATATGGAGTCAAAACATGACCGAAAATAATTTTCACACTGACCTCGTCGCTGCGCTGTCGGAGATCACCAATCCGCCAATGACACAAGTCAACCCGCATTTCCGGTCAAAATTTTCATCGCTCATCGACTGCGTGAATACGATAAGACCAATACTTGCCAAGCATCATATCGCCGCCACGCAGATGGTACGCCACGGCGAGGCCGGTGACCGTGTCGTCACGCGACTGGTGCATGCATCCGGCGAGTTTGTGGAGGATGGCGGCATCCCCCTCGCGAACACCTCGGACCCACAAAAAATGGGCTCGGCAATGACCTATGCACGTCGCTATGGATTGCTCGCAATCTGCGGTGCAGTCGGTGACCCCGATGACGACGGCAACAAAGCGAGCGAGCCGGAGCCCGTGCTAGCTGCACCACCGCCGCCAGCGCCATCAGTCCCAGCGGAGACGTATAAGCTCAACTATTTGGATGCGCGCACACTTTCGTTCGATGACAGCACGGCATGGGTCAACGCTTACACGACCGAGATGCGCTCGACGATCAATGACAAAAAGCTCACACCCGACGAGAAGATGAGTTTGATGCATGAGTTTGAGCAAAAGAATGCGCCCAGTCTTGAGATGATACCGGACGGCGCGCGGGCTGACCTCGAAAGTAAGCGGC